ACACAACTTGGTTAGCACACAATTGCGAAAAAAGAACTAAAGCAACTGATAAAAACTTTGAGGAGTGGTTGGAAAACGTAAAAATTGTTACGTTCACAGGCATTGCTGATGTGCCCCCTTTAGAGACGACCCCGAGTCAGGACAAGTAAGCGCGACTTGGACAATTGTTTCTTTAGCCATTGAAACAGGTATTTCTCCCTATTTGCTAATGAACGAAAATGCTAGGACAATAGCAACTATGCAACGCTATTTGCGCTGGCGTAATTTTCAGATGCGGAAAAGTTAAGGAATAGTTTGTGGCTAGAGTTACTGGTGGTATTCAAAATACTGGTGTTAGTTATGGTGACTCAACAGCAAATATTCAACTTGATGGTCTGGTTGAGTTAGTTCAACAATTAAAAGATTTTGAAGCTGTAGATTTACAGAAAGAATTAAAAGTTTCTGCTGACACAATTGGCACACAACTTATTCAAGCAATTGGTAAGGCTTACCCCGTTTCCCCTCTTTCAGGTTGGGGTGGTTCTCGTACTTCTAAATTAAATGATGATCCTAAAGGTATTCAGAAGTGGCGTGCTGGTGGTCGTTTGCAATGGATTCGTTCAGATATGGTTGCTGGTCTTGTTAAGCAAACAGGTTTGAAAAGAATCAAAGGCGGTAAGGCAGGAAACATTGGTGTTGGTGTTTCAACACAATCTAGATTTTTAACAATTGTTCAAAAGAACGCTGCTGCATCTGTGTTTGAGTTCGCTGGTGGTGTAAGCCCTAACAGCAATTTAGGTAAAGCGATAAACAGTAAGTTTGGTACTTTGCCACGCAAGCCTATGTGGAGAACAATTGACGCAAACTTAAACAAGATAGAATCTAGTTTTAAGGATGCTATTCAACGCGTTGAAACAGAATACGCTAGACGCAAAAATACGAAAGGCCTTGGATAATGGCAGTATTTGCAAATATTATTTCCACCTTTGATCCACGCGGTCTTAATAATGCTCGTAAGTCTTTTGCTGGTTTAGCTTCTGATTCTTTGTCTGCTGGGCGTAAGTCTCAGTTGGCTATGAAACTTGTTGGTGGTGCTGCTGCAACTGCCGCTGTTTCTGTTGGTGCGTTTGCAGTCAAACTTGGTATTGATGGTGTTAAAGCCGCTATTGAAGATGAGAAATCGTTAAAGAGACTTGGCACTACATTAAACAATTTGGGTCAAGGTTTTAAGCAAACAAACGTTGAAGAATTTATTACTCAAATGCAGTTCGCTACAGGTGTCGCTGATTCTGCTCTAAGACCTGCAATGAATCAATTGCTTCTTGCAACAAATGATGTTGATAAATCTCAAAGACTCTTAGCACTTTCTATGGACATAAGTGCATCAACTGGTAAAGATTTGGAATCCGTAACCCTCGCAATGTCAAAGGCGAGCCTAGGTAATTTCACAGCATTAAAGCGTCTTGGTATTCCTCTTGATGAAAACATTATTAAAAGTAAAGATTTAAGTGCAGCCACAACTGCGTTAGAAAACCAGTTCCAAGGTTCTGCTGCTGCTGCTGCAACAACCATCTCAGGCAAAATGGATATCTTCCGTCAACGTGTTGATGAAGCTAAAGAAGCAATCGGTTATGACTTAATTCAAGCAATTCAACTTGCTACAGGTGCTATGAAAGATAGCAATGGTTTAGCCAACGCAGTTACTACTACTGCTGACGATTTTGGTAATTTTGTTGTTGGTTTAGGTTATTACATTGGTCAAGTTGATATTTCAACTGAGAAAACTAATCGTTTAACAAAGGCTTTGCAAGGCACAGGTCAAATGATTATGTTGGGACTTCTTGGCCCATTGGCAACAGCGCTTCCAGGGTTAGCAAACTTGTTCGGATCGGTTGCCCAAAAGGGTGATGAACTTAAAACAACTAATGAACAGAACGCTTTATCAGCTCAACTCGCTGGTGATAGATACACGGCTTATGCTAAAAGTTTAGGTTTTGTTTTCAATAAAACTGTTGATGTGGTTGATGAAACTGATCAATTGGAAAAGGCACAGAAGCGTGCTGAGGAACAGTTAAAGAAAACTCAGGATGCTGTTAAAAAACTTGCTCAAGATGGAATAGATGCCCTTGAGGTAAGTCTTAACAATGCTTCTGATTCTTTGGATATAACAAAAGGTAAGTTTAACGATTTTAGAGATGCTATTTCTGGAACTATCACAGGGATACTTGATTTTGGTGCTGCTGCTGAGGGTGAAAACTTTTTGAAAGGTTTGATTGGTCAGGCTGCTGACGCAACAAAGTTTGCTGAAAAGGTTAAAACACTTATCCAACTTGGTTTATCTGAGCGTGCTATTCGTCAAGTATTAGATTCAGGTTTTGATGCTGGAACAAAGATTGCTGATGAGATTATTGCTGGTGGTGCAACTGTTGTTACTCAGGTTAATACTTTGGTTTCAGCTGTGGATGATTTAGCAACCATTGTTGGTGTTACTGGTGCTGAAACATTTTATGGTGTCGGTGTTGCACAAGGTCAAGCAATTGTTGATGGTATAACAAAAACTCTAAATGATGCCAAAGTTGCTTATGATGCTCTGTTAGCAAGTTTTGCTGCTCCTGCTGCTGCTGTTGCAACAGGTCAAACACCTACTCCAACTGTTCTTAAAAAACTTGATACTTCTAAAAATGTTGCTGGTACTTCTTTAACTCAAGCCGAAGTTAATAAAATTTTAGGTGATCCTGTTGCTCAGGCTTCAGCAGCAAGATATCAAGCAATGGCTAACAGTAGACGTTTTGCTAAAGGCGGAATAGTTATGGGCGCTACGAACGCAATTATTGGTGAGGCTGGCCCTGAAGCGGTTATTCCGTTGTCTGGTCGTAATGGTGGGCTTGGTCAAACATTTAATATTGTTGTTAATGCTGGTGTTGGAACTTCAGGCGCACAAGTTGGTAAAGAAATTGTTGACGCAATAAAAAAATATGAGAGAAGTTCTGGCCCAGTATTTGCGAGCGCATAAATGGCCGTACCAAACACAACTGTTGAAATAGGTTTTGATTTATCTAGTTTAGGTGGCCCATTTTTTACCCTTGATGATTCTGTTCAAGGTGTTTTAGATAATCCAACTTTTGGTTTAGGTGGTTCACTTTTTTATGATGTGACCGAGTATTTGATTGGTGTGCAAAGTGATCGTGGTAAAAGTCAAGAGTTAGATAGATATAACGCTGGTCAGGTTTCAGTTGTTTTAGATAATCGTTCTAGGGCTTTTGATCCACTTAACACAGCTAGTCCTTTTTATGGTCAAATTGTCCCCCACAGAGAGTTAAGAATTAAATCTAATGGTGTGGCATTGTTTTATGGTCTTATTGATGATTGGAATTTGGAATATCAACCTAGTGGTGATAATCGTGCTATCGCGGTTGCTTCTGATGGTTTTAGTCTTTTAGCAACACAAAATTTGTCTGCTCATACAGCAACTTCTGAAAAGAGTGGTACAAGAATTGGTGCTGTGTTGGATAGACCTGAAGTTGGGTGGCCAGCAACTACACGCACTATTGATATTGGGCAAGCTACTTTGCAGGCTGATGTTGTTGCTGAGGGAACAAATGTTCTTGATTATTTGCAGATTGTTAATTTTACTGAACCTGGAAGCATTTTTATTGGGAAAGATGGTTATTTCAATTTTCAGGAAAGAACTCAGCCTCTTAGTTCAAGTGGTTTGATTACGTTTTCTGATAATGGGATAGATACACCTTTTAATAATTTGAGTGTTGTTTATGGTTCTGAGCAGCTCTATAACCGTGTGAATGTTACTAGGGTAGGTGGTGTCACTCAAACAGTTAATGATCTTGATTCACAAAACCAGTATGGTGTTGTCACTTTAGATGAAACCAATTTGTTAAATACTGATGCTGATGCTCTGCTTTTGGCTCAGTATTTGCTTGCAAGATATTCTGAACCTGAATACAGGTTTGATTCTTTAGAGATTGAGTTGGCTAGGTTAAGTTCTGCTCAACAGAACGCTGTTTTAGGTTTAGAACTCACAGATGTTATACGAGTGAAGTTTACGCCTAATAATGTTGGTAGCCAAATTGATAAATATGCTCAAGTGACTGGTATTAAACACAGAACGAACAGTATCTCTCATTCTGTTACACTCAACTTAAGTACCTTAGATTACGCCAATTTCATTTTGGATGATTCAGTCTTTGGTATCCTTGATACTAGCAAGTTAGGTTTTTAGGAGAATAGTGGCCTTACAAACGTTTACAGCAGGTCAGGTTTTAACGGCCGCACAAGTCACAGCTTTACAGGCTGACAGATATAATCAAACAGTTTCAACTAAAACAGATTCTTATGTTCTAACAGCAGCAGACCTTGGCACTCGTGTTGTTATGAATAAAGCAACTGCAACAACTATCACAGTTAACACAAGTTTATTCAGCGCTGGCGATACTTTATGGATTCATAATATTGGCGCTGGTGTTTGCACTATTACGGCTGGAACTGCAACTGTTTCAACTTCTGGATCACTTGCACTTTCACAAAATGCTGGTGGAACACTTTATTTCACGTCTGCTGGTGTTGCAATATTCTTTCCAAGTGCAGCGGCATCTACTCAAGGGCTGACTCTGATCAATACAACTAGTTTTAGTGGAGTATCTTCTCAATCTATAAACAATGTTTTTAGTTCAACCTATCAAAATTACAGAATTGTTCTTAATGCAGTAGGAACTCACGCTAACCCAACTACGGCTGGTTTGGATTTAAGATTAAGAGTTGGTGGTGTTGATAATTCAGCAAATAGTTATGATTTTGTTTACATTTTAAGAAATGACAGCGCATTTGCAAGTTCTATAACAACTAATACAGTAACAACAATCGCATTTATGGGTGACAGAAGAATTTCGTCCGTTGTAGATGTTTTTAGTCCAGCCGAAGCCGCTTTTACTAATTTTGTTGTCAATCAATTTTCTAAAGGTACTGCAAATACAAATGGTGGTATTACTTCAGGAATTCATATAGTCGCTACTGCTTATGATGGTTTCACAATGATTTCAGGCGCAGGAACAATGACAGGAACTGTGAGTGTATATGGCTACAACAAATAAAATTATGGTCGGTATAGACGACCAAGTTATTGAACTTAAAGGCGCAGATAAAGAAGCGTTTATTGCTGACCAAGAAGCACGCCAAGCAGAAGCAACACTACTCGAAGCCGAGTATGAGGCAAAGAAGCAACTGAGAATAGATGCCATTACCAAACTAGGTGCAGCATCTGGTCTATCTGAAGCAGAAATCAACTCAATACTAAATATTTAGTAGAAAAAGGTCAATATGAGTATTACAATTATTAAAGATGTAATTTTACGATCAATAGCTTTGTTTATGACTATGGCGCTTCCTGCTATTGGTGCTGGTGCGTTTGCTGGTGTTGAACCAGTCCAATCAGCTCTTATTGCTGGGGCATTGGGTGTTAGCAAAGTGCTAACAGATTTAGCAAAAGCCTTTTTGGATGATGGTCAACTTACAGCAGATGAAGTTGATGCTGTGTTCAAACGTGCCAACAAAAAAGGTGAGGGTGGCAAATAAGAATGGGTTTACCAATTAAAGACGGCAAAATCACAACAGCCTACAAAAAACTTGGCAAGATGTGGTCAAAGGGTTATCACACAGGAGTTGATTTTGCTGTCCCACAAGGAACAGACATTATCGCTGTTGCTGATGGCAAAGTTGCTAACGCTAACTGGGGCAAAGCCTACGGAACACACATTGTTCAAAAGATTGAAGGACAAGATGTTTGGGTTATTTATGCTCATTTGTCAAAATCTTTGGTCAAAATTGGTGACGAAGTTAAAAAAGGTCAACACATAGGGGAATCAGGTAATACTGGTAATTCTTCTGGCCCACATTTACATTTTGAAGCTAGAAACAATGTTCGTTGGTCACAAGGCCAAGATGTTGATCCGAAAGCGATTCTGGAAGCATAATTGAATAAGCGCACCAAACTGCGCTTAATCCTTTCTTTACTGTTAATTGGCTTTGTTATGTCCCCAGCTTTTGCTGATGAAACAA